TCATGTTGTACAAGGAGTTTCTTCCGATTCAAATCTATTAGATGGTGAAGATGGAACTTATTACTTAAATTATGGTAATTTTACAAGTGTTCCAAGTGGAATAATTAGTGGTTCAGTACAAATAACAGATTTAACTACTCATAAAGAAACAGTTAGTGGAGCATCTTCATATGCAGTAGACCACAACTTAAATGAGCAATATCCAATAGTACAATGTTGGAATACTTCAACTTCACAACAAGAATTTCCACAATCAATAACAACAAACTCAGTAAACAGAGTAACGGTTGTTTTTAATCATAATTTTGCAGGAATTATAATCGTAAAAAAATAATTTATGGTATATGATGTGTATTATACTACTGGTGGCGGCCCTTGGGTAAATGCTGGTACTGATACTTGGGTAAACCTATGGATGGAACTAATTGCTCCTAAACTAGATGTAAAACCTATTCTACTTTTACATAGAAATAAACCAAAAGGACATGAAGATTATAAATTTCCTATCGAAGCCCATTGGCATGGTGATAATATAGAAAAGTTTGAGGAACTATGTAAAGGAGCAAGGAGAATCAATATATTACATGGTCATTATACCCCAATGAAAGTAATAGAAGAAAACTTAGATAAAGTACATTCAAATGTTTTACATAATTCAGTAGACCATATTTTAAAATCTCAAATAGTAACAGATGCTTATTTTGGATGGCATCCATTTATAAATTCAGAATGGGAAAATAAAGTTAATGAGCACTCAAAATATAATATATGGGTTGGTGTTTATGATATTTTAACAAAAAACGTAAATATACCCAACTTTTATGAATTTAAAAATAATTTAGATTTAAGTGATTCCAATAATATAGGATTTGCTTCAAGGTGTGAGGGAAGAAAAAATCCACATTACTTAGATGGTCTAACATCTTTTATATTTACAAATTCATTTCAATTCAAAACAATATGGAAGGGGTTTGGTAAATATGATTACTCTAAATCAAAAATATATCATTATGATTCAAAATTTAAAGATATATTTTATAATATGAATTGGGGAATATCTCATTCTTCTTTTACAAGTGAACCATTTGGATATGGTATATTTGAAGCAGTAGATAGAGGTAAGTTACCTATTTTACATAGAAGTTGGTGTAAAGATTTAAATTATCCTTATAGAGCTTCATCTAAAAAAGAATTTAATGATATTTATAAGAGGTTAATCGAAACTCCATACTCAGAAAAAAATAAATGGTTTAAATCATTAAAAGACTTTATGATTAATAATTATACTAATAAAGAAGAGTGGATAAACAAATTACTCGATATTTATAATATATAGGGAAAAGTATATATGGCAATTTCAGCAGGAGAAACACTTAGTTTAAATAATTTAGCAGGAGCAACAGGTGATGTTCAAAATTCAAATGTATCATTAGGTAGTATTAAAGGTTCACCATCAGCTGGTGATAATATTACATTATCTTCATTTGGTATAGATGCAGTAAGTGCATCTTTAGAAGGATATCAATATGCCGTAGAGGGTACTAATGAAACTTACGAACTAGGATTTGTTGAAAGAGGAGCTAATTTCAATACTCATATCGGAAATAGATATCAGAACTTTACTTGGGGAGTTTCACCAGCATTTGATTCAGATGGAGATAGTGAAGGATTTTTATCAGTAGCTGCTAATCAAGATAGAACTGCAGTTATAACAGTTGGTACTATGAATCCACAATATAGTTCAGGACAAACATCATTAATGAGTAATTATTCACATACATTATCAGCAACATTTGCTGATGGATTTAATCATCATGCTACACGATATAATACAGCTGTAGACAAAACTGTTTATTCGGTAGATACATATGATGGTAACTCTACTGCACTTTGTATTTTAGTTGATACACCAGTTACTTTAATTGATGGTTCAAAGATAGAAGCAGGAGATGTTAGTGAAGGATTAAAACTCCAAGGATATTCATTTAATGATTTAAGTGAAGATGAGGGTAACTTTTTTAATTGGTCAAGTGAAGAAAAGGGAGAAGTTGAAGAAGAAGTTGAAGTTACAAATGTTATATTCTCATTTGCAGAAAAATATTACAATATAAATGATGGTGATATAAAGGCAACATCAGAACACCCAATGTTAGTTAAAGATAATTACGATGGGTTGTTTAAATTTAAACAAATAAAAAATATTAGTGAAAACGATAAATTAGTAAAAAGAATCGATGGAGTATTAGTTGAATCTAATATATCATCAATTGAAGTTATAGAAGAGACTGTTGAGATTGTTACTATTGATGTAGAATCACATGATACATATTTAATAAATGACTATGTAACACACAATAAAGGAGGAAACTCACATAGTGATTTATCAGCCCCATCAGCACCAGCTAATTTAGCTTATACTGAAGTTAATGGTCAAAACCATAATATTACATGGGATGCTGTAAGTGGTATAACAGGATATAGATTACAAGTTGATAATAATTCAGATTTCTCATCACCTATAATTGATGAAGATGAATATACTGCAACTACATTAAATGTTGTAACCTCTTTAGGAAGTGGAACATTCTATGCTAGAGTAAGGTCTATTGACCATGGTTTGAATGGAAGTTACTCAAGTGCATTAACTATTAGTAGATAATTTTTTATCGTTTTGAAAAAAACTATATATTTATATATACAGAATAAAAGTTAACAAAAATATTTTAAAAATGGCAAACGAAATTAAGTTTACAGAAGAAGAAGTTGGAAAAATTAATTCATTAAGACAAGATGTTTCTAATCTATTTGTTCAATTAGGACAATTACAAGTTGAAAAACGAAGAAGAGTAGAAGAAATCGAAAAATTAGAAAATGAATTACTTGGAAAACATTCAAATTTAGTACAAAATGAGAAAGATATGTTCTCAGAATTAAATGCAAAGTATGGAGATGGTAACTATGACCCATCATCAAACACATTCGTACCGGTTTCTGAAAATAAAGAAACTAAGTAAAAAATATATTTTCAATAAAGTTATTAATACTTATATAAGAGTATTCATATACAAAAAACATAACAAGGAGTAAATAAAATGGCAGAAAAAATTGTATCACCTGGTGTATTTACGAGAGAAAATGACCTTTCTTTCTTATCACAAGGGATTGGAGAAATCGGAGCAGCAATAATTGGACCTTTCCATAAAGGACCTGCTTTCGTACCAACCGTTGTAAATACACAATCAGAATTCGAAGAAATATTTGGTACACCTGATGGTTCATACTATACAGGATATACCGTACAAAACTACCTAAGAGAAGCAGGAACAGTAACTATTGTTCGTGTTGGTTCTATTGGTGGTTATTCACAAGTTAAACCTTTAGGAATTGAAGTAAGTGGTTCTACCGCACAAGGTGGAAGAAGATTAATCGGTGTTTTAAACGCAACACACAATGGTTCTCAAACTGTTGGATTCACTTCATCACTAAACACTATTGATTCACAACCATCAGCATCGGCTTTCTTTATTAGTGGTTCACAACTAGGAACTGCAATATCAGCATCTGTACTACCAAGTGCAGGAAACGATATATCTGATGTATTTGGAGAATCTGCTAGAGGTTCTAAAAAAGCATATACTCACAAGTACTTTGAAAAAGCGGCTGTTGACCATACATCGTATTTATCACAAAGTGGTTCTCAAGTAAAATCAATAGATTTGGCAACACAAGATTTCACACAAGATATTCAACATGCCTCAACTCCATGGATACAATCACAGTTGATTTCTGGTGAAAGACATAATTTAATTAAGTTCCATACTTTAGGTGATGGTACTAATTACAACAAAGAATACAAAATAGGTTTCTTTAATGTAAAAGCAGCTGGTTCTACTAACTCTACTGATTATTCAACATTCTCAGTTGTAGTAAGAGGATACTCTGATACACATAAAAGACCAATTATTCTTGAAACATGGAATAATGTAAACCTAGACCCTGCATCACCAAACTATATTAAGAAAAGAATTGGTGATATGAATGTTAGTATCGATTCAGTTGGTAAAATGAATATGAGTGGTGATTATCAAAACAACTCTAAATATATTAGAGTAGAATGTTCTGAAGAAGGTTCGTTCCCAATAGTTGCTGCACCATTTGGACATGGAGCGTATTACAATCCAATTTATGTTGGTTCTAATGGAACAGAATCTATGGTACCGGCAGTAATATTTGCAACTGGTTCAGAAAATAACAATGGTTCTAAGAATATCGATTATAGTGGTATTGATTTAGAATCTGCAGTAGTAAAAATTGATAACAACAGTTACTTATCTCCAATACCTGCTTCGGCAACAGTTGGTGGAAACACTGCTTTCTCATTCGATGCAGCATTTACTGCAATCTCTGAATCAGTAGTTGGAACTCATAACTTTGGATATACATTATCTACATCAGATACTGCAACAACTATTAACAAAAGACAATTTATCGTAGGATTCCAAAATGGATTCGATGGTAGTAACCCAACAATCAAATCAGCTAAATATGGTGATTCTGATTGGGGTGCTGGAAACTCACAAGGATTTAATTTATCTACTTCAACTGCAAGTGGTTCAATCTCTTATGTAAAGGCAATCAATTCAGTATCTAATCCAGATGATTTCGATATCAATTTAGTATCTGTACCAGGTGTTGTAAGAAGATTACACTCTTATGTATTTGATAAAGTAACTGATATGGTAGAAGCTAGAGAAGATGCATTCTTTATCGGTGATATTACTGATGGAGGAGATACTATATCAGATGCTACATCACAGGCAAGTAATATAGATTCTAACTATGTAGGTTCTTACTACCCATGGGTTAAAACAATAGATTCAAGAACTAATAAACTAACAACTATACCACCATCAGTATTGATGCCAGGTATATATGCGGCCAACGATGCGGTTGCTGCTGAGTGGTTTGCACCAGCTGGTTTAAATAGAGGTGGTATCGTAGGTGCGGTATCTGTATTAAACAGATTAACACATTCAGAGAGAGATACACTATATGAAGGAAAAGTTAATCCAATTGCTCAGTTCCCAGGAGAAGGTATCGTAGCATTCGGACAAAAAACTTTACAAGATAAGGCATCTGCACTTGATAGAATCAATGTAAGAAGATTAATGATTAAAGTTAAGAAGTATATTGCTTCTACTTCAAGATACTTAGTATTCGAACAAAACACTTCTCAAACGAGAGGTAGATTCTTAAATACTGTGAATCCTTATTTAGAAGGAATACAACAAAGACAAGGATTGTATGCATTTAGAGTGGTGATGGATGAGAGTAATAACACACCAGATGTAATTGACAGAAATATATTGGCTGGACAGATTTTCTTACAACCAACAAAAACTGCTGAATTCATCGTGTTAGACTTCAACATCTTACCGACAGGGGCATCATTCTCGGCATAATTAATTAAAAATAAAAAAGAACTATATTTATAGTAGAATATAATTAGGAGAAAACAAAATGGCAGAAGTATTAGAATTTAACGATATGTTTTATACCAACTTCGAACCGAAGATGAAAAATAGATTCATCATGGAAATCGATGGTATCCCTTCATATCTTATAAAAACAGCAAACAGACCTTCAATTCAATTTGAAACTGTTACACTAGACCACATTAACGTTAAAAGAAAACTTAAGGGAAAAGGTGAATGGCAAGATGTAGAGATTACTCTATATGACCCTATCGTTCCTTCAGGAGCTCAAGCAGTAATGGAATGGGTAAGATTATCACACGAATCTTTAACAGGTAGAGATGGATATGCAGATTTCTATAAGAAAGATATCCAATGTTATATGTTAGGACCAGTAGGTGATAAAATTGAACAATGGACTATGAAAGGTGCATTTATCAACAATGCAGTGTTTAATGATTTAGATTGGTCAAATGCCTCTGACCCTGCTGAAATTACTTTAACACTATCTTATGATTACGCAGTTTTAGAATTCTAATACATATTCAACATATTTATAAAGGAAAAAGTTCTCTTAGTGAGAACTTTTTTTGTGCCTAATTTTCAAATTTCTAAATATTATATATTTATATACAAATAAATAAACTAACGTTATGGCAAAATTTGATTTCCCTACTGAAATAGTAGATTTACCTTCAGGTGGTAAAATGTACACCGAAGGACACCCGTTATCAAAGGGTACTGTTGAAATAAAGTATATGACCGCTAAAGAAGAGGATATACTTGCTTCACAAAATTTGATAAGGAAGGGGGTGGTTCTCGATAAACTCTTTGAATCTGTGGTAGTAGAAGAAGGTTTGGATATTGGTGATATATTCATTGGTGATAAAAATGCAATCCTTTTAGCAACTCGTATCTTAGGATATGGACCAGAATACAAAGCAGAAGTAATAGACCCTTCTAGTGGAGAACCACAAGAAGTACAAATTGACCTTTCTAAAATTCAAATTAAAGATTTAGATAGTTCTAAACTAAATTCAGAAAACAAATATGACTTTGAATTACCAATTTCAAAGAAGAAAATTGTATTTAAATTATTAACTCATAAAGATGAGGGAGATATAAATGCAGAAATACAGGCATTACAAAGACTTCAAAAAAAAGGAAGTGAGCCTATTTCACAAGAAGTATCAACAAGATTAAGATATATGATTCAAGAGGTTGATGGTAATACCGATAGAGGTTTTATCAACAATTGGGTTAAAAACAATCTTTTAGCTCGTGATTCGAGAGCTTTGAGAAACTATGTAAGAGATATCTCACCTGATTTGGATTTGACATTCCATTTCATCTCTGACATAACAGGAGAAGAGGAGGCCCTAGATATCCCCTTTGGGGTTGGGTTTTTTTACCCTTCCGAGTAACTACTCGATACAACTACATAACCAAATTTGGGAAATGGTTAACTATGGTAATGGATTTACTTGGTCAGAAGTATATACCATGCCAATTCATTGGAGAAACTTCTACTTTAAGAAATTAGTAGATGCCAAGAAAAAAGAAAAACAGGAACACGATAAGGCCACTAAACAAGGTGGTGCTAAAGGACCAAATGTAAGAGTGAGGAAATAATTCCTCACTTTTTTTTTACCCTATATTTATATTAGTATAAAACTATATAGGAGAAACTCATATGGCAAAAGAATTAAAAGAAGGATTATTTTCGGCTACAAAGAAATTCACAGATGCATTTTTCGATGGATTAAAAAAGAATGCAACTAATAGTGCAATTAAGGCTGCAAAGAAAAACAAAAAAGTACCACCAAAGGTAGTACAAAAAATGTCTCAAATAGAAAAAGCATCTAAAGAATTAGAAAAGATGTTGAAAGATTTAGAATAGGACTTTTAATAGATGACTCAACAACAGCTAAATAATTTACTTAAAGAAGGTAATACACTTAAAAAAGAAGCCTTATCCCTCTTAGAACAAGAGACAAAGGGTAACGCCGCATTAGCAGCTGAGTTTAAAAAATCAAATAAACAGTATAACGATATTGTTTCTAAATTAAAAGAAATAAATGGTGAAATAACCGAAGCAAAGAAAAACCAATCAGATAGAATATCTACTTTAATGCAAGAGGAACAGAAACTAAAAGGTCTATCTGGTATTCAAGCATCATTTGTAGGATTAGAAAGAGATAGAATAAAACTGATGTCTACATCTGATAGTATGCATTCAAGTACTAGAGATAAACTTAGTTCTATTCGTTCACTTAACGATGAATTACTAGGATTATCTGCAGAAGATGAAGTATCAAAAGCAGTAATAGAACAGAAGATTCAAGATATCATGAAAGGTATGAAAGGCCTTGGTGCTGATTCACAGGCTCAATTGGATATAGAAAAGGAAAAATTTGAGAAAGCAAAAAATCTATCTAGTTTAACAGAAAAACAACAAGGTTTACTAAATAAACAAAAGGCTGTATATGAAGGAATGAGGGATACTATTGGAGGAATCCTTGAAACTGCATCATTACTTTCAAAAACAGTAGGTGGAGTATTGGGTGGAGCTTTAATAGGAGCTGGATATGCAGCAGAGGCTATTGGTAAAAATGTTAGAGAGTTTGGTGGATTCTTGGGAATGGCCACAGTTCAAACAACTGCACTTGGTCTTGTATTTGATGATGCTGCGGCAGTATCAAAAACACTTGCAAATGAATTTGGGGGTGTAGAGGGAACTTCTTTTAGAACACAACTGAATACGAATCTAATGGCCGTTAATATGGGTATTAGTGGAGAATCAGCTGCAAAACTTACAGGTATTTTAGCACGTTCTGGTGGATTAACCGCAAAACAGGCTCAAGATTTAGCAGAAATGACAAAAGATTTTGCTAAACAACAAGGAGTTATACCATCACAAGCAATGGAAGATATTGCTCAGAATGCAGAATTATTTGCTTCATATGGTGCATCGGCAACAAAAGAATTAGCTAAATCAGCAGTTCAAGCAGCAAAACTAGGTGTATCAATGAGTACACTTGGTAAAGTAACAGATGGGTTACTTGATTTTGAATCATCAATTACAAAAGAATTAGAACTATCAGCTATATTAGGTAGAAACATTAACCTTAACAGAGCAAGAGGACTTGCTTTCCAAGGAAAAATTGGAGCATCAGTTAAGGAAACAATAAAACAACTTGGTGGACAAGTTGCATTTGAAAAAATGAATGTTATTGAGAAACGAGCTGCTGCCGAAGCATTAGGATTATCAGTAGAAGAACTTTCCAAAATGGCTAAAAACATGGATAAGTTAAATGATGATGGTACAATGCAATTATCAACATTTGAAACTTGGTCACAAAGTTTATCAGCATTTGCATCAGGACCACTTGGTAAATCATTAAAAGGATTAGGTGGATTTGCAATCGCTGCAGGACAAGCATCTCCTTTCTTAAAGGATATGGGTGTTAACATGGGTGGTATGGTTAAAAACTCTGCAAAGGTACTTAAAAACTTAATAGGGATGGCTGCTTCTGGTGTTGGAAAAGTATTTGGAGGAGCTGGTGGTGCATTAGGGAAAGGTGCATCAGAGATAGGAGAAAAGCTAAAAAA